GAAATCCTTTATCCACAGCAGGTTATCCGAGGCGGCGCAGGTGACGCCAATTGCCACGGCAGGCGTGTCAAAGATTCCGGATTGCGTGGTGGCCCCGGTCTCGGGGTCATAGGTGCCGTAAGCTACTTGCTGGGCATCTCCAGACTGTATCCCGTCATCCCCGGCCCACCAGAGGCAGTTGATGGGGTCTATGGTCATGCACTGAGCGGCACCCGGCGCAAAGCCGCTGATAGACATACCGCCTACTTTTATGGGTTCGCCGTTGGCATTGTATGTTCCGTAGAGTATCGCCGCAGGTGCGCCGCCCGGTACCCCCTGTTGCGCAAAAAGCCAGATTTGCCGCTCGGCATCTATGACAACACTGCCGCCACCTAAGTCCGTACCGCTGATGGTTTGCAGCAGGGGGGGAGACATCTGCCCTGATGCGTCATAAGTCCCGTAGGCGAATCCACCTTCAGCGGCAACGCACAAATACACCCGTCTGATAGGGTCCAATGCAACGCCGGAAGTCAGGCTGTATGCTGTCGGAGTCGAGCCGATGATTTCCGCAATGCCGCCGAGCGGGCACGCGTCAGGCGGGAAGTTGTGTCGAAAAACGCTCATTATGCAACTCCACGGATATCGCTTGCGGGAAAAGCACGGATCACGATTCCGCCGGACCCGTCGTCATGGACAGAGAGCATGACAACGTCCTCGGCTCCGGGATCCTGCGTCACGTCCAACGCCTGCCCACCGGGCCAGATGATTTCAGCAGGCCACGCCAAAGAGCGCTCGCCGGTGGCGTCCTGCCGGACGGTCAGCTCGTAGGTTGCGCCGGGACGAGCGTTTGCGACCGCAAAGGTGGACACGTCCTCGGTTAGCACCAGCCCGGCCACGGGGCAGGCCTCCATGTCCCAGTCGAGAGCTCCGGCGGCGCTGGAGAGCGCGACGGTCGCGTACCGCTGCCCCTGTTTCCATTCGTGTGGATCGGGCAGCAGGTCGGCCACGTCCGCAGTGGTGTGGCCATGGCCTTCCGAGGCGTAGGGATGCGTGTGCCCCTTCAGCGAAAAGGCCTCCCGCAGTTCCCCGCCGGCAAGCACCGTCCGCAGGTCCGTGACGTTCCCGGCCGCGTCGATGTCCGCGATCTTCTCCACATAATGCGCCACCCCGTTGGCGTCGGCGTAGTCGGCCTGCTCGGTGAAGACGGGCGTGGACACGGCCGCGACGTCTGAGCCCTGCGGCAGCAGCGCCACGTCCAGCAGCACCGGTTTGGGCAGCACGCCGGGGTTCAGTGGTAGAGGCGCGTCCAGCCGGATCCTCACGCCCTCCACGTAGGCTGTCCCGGGCTGCAGGCTGATGCTGCCGTCCGTGTTCACCACCTTGAAGCCTTCGCCGAAGAAGAGTGAACGGCCGTAGATATCCCTGTTGGAGAGGCGCTCACGCTCATCTATGCCCTTGAGTCGCACCGTGAAGTCCACCTGCCACGTGGCCGCTTCCACGGTCACGCCGGTGAGCTCCTGCGCGCCGGAAAACTCCAGCAGGAAGTTGCGCGTCATGTTGTTGCCCAGCTCGGCCCCTGCCGTGGCGGTCTTGGTCAGCGTCGGCACGTGCGTGATGGCCACCACCACGTCGTCGGCGGAGGAATACAGGCCAAGCCAGTTGAACTCGAACGGGCCGATATCCGAGGTCAGGAGCATGGAGTACACCACCTGATTCGGGTTCACGAAGCCCTTGAACTCGGTGGGGATGGCATACTCGTGCACGATCTGCGCGGCGTCGGGCAGTCCCTCGGCCCGGTCCGCGACCGTGTTCGGGTCCTGCCCGGGCACATTGGCCAGGACGATGCGGTCGATGTCGAGGACGGCCCCGGCCGCCATCTTGCTGGCGATCAGGGATTCCCCTGCGAAGGTCAAAACGCTGCTCATGTGGCCTCCTGTATGGCGGTGGTCTGATGGTCGTTGCCGAACTGGACCGCGCGCGACGCCACCCTGATGGGCGGCACCGCGGCGGCGTGCGTCCGGTGGTCGTTGTTGAATTCGGTCACGCGCACGGTGACGGACTGCGGGGTGATGATCTTCCAGCGGTAACGGCGGCAGGTCCTGCCGTAATGCTGAATCAGCACCTGCAAAAGCTCGTGGTTTTCCGAGAGCTGGGAGTCGGTGAGCTGAATGTCCACGATGTCCCAGTCAATGCCGTCCATGCGCTCCTCGATCTCCACGTAGCCGATGCCCAGCCGCATGAAGATGCGCTTGAACCCGGCCACGCTGCCCGAATCCACCGCGTTGACGTAGGCGTACCTGACCCGCCTGCGGTACAGCGGCAGCGGCTCACCGTCGAAGCGGTCTATGTCGCGCTGCCAGGCGATGAGATGCAGCACCGGCTCGGAGCAGGTCTCGGGGTCCAGCTGCCGGGCGGGCCAGATGGCCCACTCCTTGAGCAGGTCGAACCAGCGCCCGGCGGCGCGGGCCAGTTTGGAGACCTCGGGACCGGAAAACCAGAAGGGCAGATTCGGGCGCGTCTTCTCGTCCATCTACGCTCCCTCGGCTACGGTCAGGGTGGACAGGCGCGGCAGCTCCATGCCGGAAACGATGTCCGCCTGCCGGTCGAACTCCACGGACTTGAGGTCGTCAAGCCGGGCGTGCAGCTCCTTGTCCAGCCGGGAGAGCGAGAAGCGGTCGAAGGGCCACGTCTTGGTCACGTCGTAGTCGCTGTTCTCGCGGAACGCGCAGCGGATCATGTTCTCCACCTCGGTCAGCAGGGCGGTGCGGCGATCCGCGGGCAGGTTGGCCACGGGGTAGACCGTGGCTGTCAGCGCGTGCAGCGTCTCGGGCATGGGGTAGCAGACCAGGTCGTCGCCGTGCCCGTGGTTGCCCTCGTCGCGCACGTGGATGTTCACCGCGTCGATGAAGTCCTGCGGCGGGGCGCCGTTCTCCAGCATGATGTAGCAGTTGGCGCTGCCCGGCCCGCGCGGCGCGCCGTGCTCGAAAAAGATGTAGTCCGTGCGGATCCCGGCAAAGGTGGCGATGGACGCCCGGTAGGCCGCGTCGTGGTGGTACTGGCCCACGGCGCTGAACTGGTTGCGGCAGCGCAGCCGCAGTTCTTCGTCCGTCTCCCCGTCCGCGCCGGGGGTGGAGAGCCAGTCCGCCTCGTTGGCGGCAGAGGCTATGCCCGGCACCGGACCGGGCAGGATGGAATAGTAGCCCGGCCCGAGGTTGTACGCGGCTCCGGCCTGCTCGGCGCGCACCGGCACGGCGGCGGAGACGGTCCCGTCCGGAATCGTCGTGTCCGCGGTCACGGTCAGCCGGTAGACCCTGCCGTCCAGCGTGGGACTCTCCACCACGGTCCCGGCGGCGATGGTCAGCTCCCCGGCCGCGCCGTCGCGGGTGAAGGTCACGGTGCCTTCGGCGGGCACGGCCAGCTTGCGTTCAAGGTCCACGCCCCAGGCAAATACGTCCAGCCATGCGCCGGCGGCGTACTGCAAAAAGGTGTTGGGCAGCGCCTTGGTGGCCAGCAGGTTCACCAGCTGCCGACACGGCTCGGTCACAATGGCGGCAATCAGCCGCCAGAACGGGCTCCACTTGGAGTCGTTGGTGATCCGGCTGCCTTCCTGCTCGTTGAGCTGCTTCCAGCGCGCCTGCATCTCGTCTTCGGAGACCGGCACGCCAGCCTCGCGCAGCATGTCTTCAAACAGCTTCACTAGCCCACCTCCATCTGCATGTTGATCGGGCCGAACTCCACGGTCTCGGCGGTCAGGTAGAAGACACCGAGCTCAACTTCCGCGATCTCGCAGGAGCCGGGAACGATGCGTTCGTCGTTGTCAACCTCGATGGTCAGCCGGACGATGTTCTCGGCCTTCTTGCGCGCGTCCCGGTTGCCCACCAGCTCCACCAGCAGCCCGGTCTCCCGGATCATGTGCTGGATGTCCTGAGCAATGGAGTCGCGGTCAAAGCAGCGTTCGGGGTTGCCGCCCCGGTCCAGCGTCAGGTCGTCGTCCGTGACCAGCAGGTCAAAATATTTGCCTTCAGCCATCGTTAGGCCCCCATCATGAGCAGCTCGTCGAGATCCTGCTTGCTCACGCCCTTGTCGGTGTTGATGACCACCTTGCCGATGCTGCGCTGCTCGCTGCGGCTGTTGGCCACGGTGTTGGCCACGTGCTTGGTCACGCTGCCCGGGGCCACGCTGCTGCGTCGCGGTGCGTCCAGCGACGGGGAGGAGGCGGGCGCGTCCGTCTCGTCGTCACCGAAGCCGACAAGGGCTCCGACTTTCTCCACCACCCAGCCCACGGGATTCATCAGCGACTTGAGGCCTTCGAGCACCCAGTCCACGGCCTTCATCAGCGCGTCTGCCCACTCGGTGTTGCCCAGGGCGATCATGAGATCCTCCCAGTAGTAGATGGCCGCGGCCACCAGCCCGATGAGGGCGATGATGCTGCCGATGATCAGGATCAGCGGGTTGGCCAACAGCACCGCGTTCACGGCCAGCATGACCGCCTTGAACGCGCCGAGCACGGCGGTGAAGGCGGTGGAAGCGGACGTGCCCAGCGTCGTGGCCATGGTCCAGCCGATGACGGCCACCTTGGAGAGCCCGGCGATCATGGCCAGCGCGCCGAGCGCTCCGGTCATGCCCAGTATGCCGAGCACGCCGAAGCCTACCCACTTGGTGAGGGTCGGGAACTCCTTAGTCCACGCGGTGAGCGCGGCGGCAGCGTCCGCCAGGGTGTCCACCAGTGGATTGAGCGCAGGCATGAGAGCCTGGCCGATGCCGGTGGTCACGGCGGAGACGCCCTGATTCAGTCGCATCATGGGCGTGACCATCTTGCCGGCCATCTCTTCGGCTTTCTCCATGCCGGAGACCTTGCCGAGCTTGTCGATGGAAGCGGCCAGCCCTTCGGTGTCCGCCATCATCAGCTTCAGCAGGTCCACGGCCTCCTCGCGGCCGAAGGCTTCCTTCAGCGCGTCGGCCTCGCCCACATTCAGAGACTCCCCGAAGCGTCCTTTGATCTTTTCGAGAATCTCCAGCATGCCGAGCATGTTGCCCTGAGAATCGGTAAACGACAGGCCCAGTTTCTCCTGGGCACGCCCGACACCGCCGAGAAACGCCTTGTACTTGGTTCCGGCCTCGCTGCCGGACATGGTTGTCTGCAGCTTGCCGAGCACCGCCATCTGCTCGGCGGCCTCGATGCCCGCGGCGGTGGCGTTTGCCCCGACACTGCTGAAGGCGGAGGACATGGCCGAGCCGGTGGTCTTGAACATCTGCACCGCGGTGGCGGTGCGTCCGGCGAGCTGCTCCACCCATGCGGCCTTGCCCATGGCCTCGGCCTCTTGCTGAAACACGCCGTACATGGTGCCCATGTAATTGGTGATGGTGCCGGCATTGGCCTTGGTGGCGGTGGCCAGCACGTTGCCGGCGTTGGTGAAGGCCGCGAGCTCGTCGCCGCCAAGTCCGGATATGGCGGACTGAATGTCGTAGGCACTGCGGACGAAGCCGTCTGCCGCGCGTCCGTATTCCACGGAATATTCCAGCGCCTTGCCGGAGAGCTGCTGCAGGGCCTGTTGCCCGACGTCGAGCGAAGCCACTTCGCCCAGGGCGCGCTGCATCTGCTCGGCGGGATTGATGAAGCGATACATGGCGTATCCCGCCCCGGCCACGCCGGCGGCTCCGGTGCCGATCTGGGTGAAGGCCTGCTCGGAGGACTCGGCGAGCCGCCCGAGGGTCTTCTGGATCCGGCGCACCGGTGCCGAGACGCGGTCCAGCAGGCCGATGGAGAATGTCAGCTTTTCCAGCTTGGTGCTCATGCTACCCCTTGAAGGCTTTGCCTATGCCGTTTGCCACGGCCACGCTCATCTTTTCCCAGTAGTCCTTTTCCAGATACAGGGCCTCGCCCATGGCCTGCGCGTCCGGCTCCCGCCCGGGAAACCACTTCCGGCTCAGGACGGCCATCTGTCCGAGGGCGTTGTCCTCTAGTCCTCGGCAGACGGCTTCCGCTTTCCCACGCAGATGTTCACCGCGGGCTTGTAGTCCTCGATGACCGCGGTGGCGATATCCAGCCCGGCGCCGGGCAGCTCCAGCAGCTCTTTCAGCGCCTCGCGGCTCTCGGGAGCCACCGTGCGCATCAGAAAGTTGTGGGCCGGGGCCACCTTGTTGGTGGGCTGCATCTCGTTGACAAAGCCGTTGTAGGCATCGGGCGTCACGTTGAAGGTCACCCCGACGCCGTTCACTTCTAAGTCGATTCTGGTCGCGCTCATGTCTTTCTCCTGATTATCGTCCGTATTTTTCCAGCCAGCCTTTGATCCAGCCGATGTCGTTCTTCACTTCCGCCATGTCCTGCTTCAGGCACTCGGCGGCGTCCGCCTTGGCGCGCAGCTCCCGGATTTCGGCGGTGTTCTCGCGGATCCGCTGCTCGACTCCCGATGCCCACCAGACGATGGTCGCGGTCTGCACAACCACCGCCAGCAGAAAGACAAGGGGAATCTTGCGGTCTATGCTCCAGTGTTCATTCACGGGGCCTCCACACTGTCCTTGATGGCCGACTTGTCGGCGTTGGCTCTGCCCAGTGCCGCCCGGTAGTCCAGCAGGCACTGCAGCAGGTCGTCGTTGGTTTCCGCCCCGCTGCAGTCCGGTGCCGGGGTAGGGCGGGTCAGGTGCGCCGGCGGGGCCACGCGCACGAGCTCCGTCCGGGTGACGACCTGCGGCTTACTGGAGCAGGCCGCGCACAGAGTCAGGCAGGCGAGTGCCAGACCAATCACGGGTATCCGGGTCATTGCGGATTGCCTCCTGCCAGCGGCGGCGCATGGCCTCGCGCTGGGCGTTGATGGTTTCAATGGTCCGGTCACGCCGCGCGAGCGCGATGTCCTTGGCGTGCACCGAGTCCCGCAGCTCCTGCAGGGCTTCCTTGCTGGCGTCGTAGGCGCTCTGCATCACTTGCAGCCGCAGCCGCGTGCGGGCCAGCTCGGCCTCGGCGTCCGCCTTGGCCCAGAACAGCCAGCCGACTGCCCCCGCCAGCAACAGCCCGGCCAGCGCCAGTCCTGCCCACTTGAAAAGCGATGTGCCGCCGAACAGGCGGGATCCCCATGCAATCAGCGAGGTGAGCATGACAGCCTCCCGTGGATTTCGTGGATGCGCTCCACATAGGTGATGGTCTCGCGGCTGTGGTGGCCGGTGACGTCCGGCAGCGCGGCGATGATCGCCGGGTAGCGCAGAGCGCCGCCGGCGCGCCGCTGCGCCTTGAGGATGTTGCCCAGCCCGGCGTTGTAGCTGGCCCGCGCCAGGTCCCAGCGGTCGTGCTCGGGACGCGGGCTGGACCATGCGCGGTGCAGCCGGGCCATGTAGTACGCGCCGGCCTCGATGGCGTAGCGAGCCACGTGCGGGGACACCTGTCCGTAGCCGAGCTGCGCGCAGACCTCGCGCCATGTGGCGGGCATGAACTGGGCCACGCCTGCCGCGCCCACCGGGGAGACGGCCTGCGGATCCAGCCGCGACTCCTGCAGCAGCTGCGCCTTCCACCAGCGCCATCCGGACGCGGGCGTGCGCGGCCACCACTTGTGGACCGCCGCGCGGATCCGCGCGTCATACCTGTCGGGATAGCCGCCAGCCTCAGCCGGACATGACCATGCCGACCAACAGGCAAGCGCCGCAAAAACGAGCGCCGTAATACACCGCAGTCGCAATGGGGTTCCTCCGGATGATGTCCATGGTTTCCGTCCAGGGCCGCGAGCCGCTTCGGTCCAGCAGGCGCAGCAGCGCCCAAACTCCGACGAATGCTGTCAGGGCATAGACCGCCGTGGTCAGATACGAGATGCCGATGACGTCGATCACGTTGCCTCCGTTTCGGTTTGGCAGGCCACGCACAGTTGCACGCCCGGAACCGCCCGGCGTCGGGCTTCGGGGATGGGCTTGCCGCATTCGGCGCAGTCCTCGCGGCTGGGCCGGGCCGTTTGCCGGACCCCGGCGCGGGAGAGCGCCCACTCGCGGTCGAGCCGTTCCAGTTCCGTGGCGTGGTCAAACTGGTCCATGGCTATGCGGTGAGGTTCTCGGTTTCGTCCGAGGCCAGGTAGGGCACGCCGTTGACGCGGATGAAGTCAGGGCTGGTCACGTCCATGGGTAGCTTGGTCACGTGCTTTTCCCCGCCCTTGGCGTCGATATCCAGCAGGCTGTCGATCTTCAGCGCGCAGCCGAAGGCCTCGACCTTCAGCTCTTCGCCGCTGCCGGAGTTGGCGTAGAACACGCAGTCAAAGGGTTCGAGACTCCGGAAGCTCCCGGCGCGCTTGGCCGCTTCGGTGATGAGCTTCAGGCCGGTGGCGTCCACCTCGATCTCGCCCGAGGCTTCCACGTCTCCGAGGACCCGGCCGTTGGGAACGCCCCGGTCCTTGGCCACGCCGCTGTTGTCGGTGATGGACAGGGAGCGCTTTTCCACGTGGACGAGCATGTCCCCGATGTTCACGTCGAAACTTTTTCCGCTGATACGGTTCATGACGCCTCCTATTCAGCGTAGTTGGTCAGATCCAGCATGATGTTGCAGGTGATTTCCTTGGGGCAGTTGTAGGGCCGCACCACCATGTAGATCTCCACCTTCACCTTGGTGACCCACTTGATGACGATGTCCCCCTCCCGGGGCGGTTCGATCTCGCCGGGGAAGGTGATGCCGAGGATCTCCACGCTCTTGCTCATCTCGCGCAGCGGGCGCATGAAGTAGCTCTGGTGGAAGTTGATGGAGGCGGGGGTGGAATTGAGCTTGCGGTCGCCGATCTTGGCCACGGCCAGCGGGTAGACCTTGCGCATGGCCTTGTGGACCACGCGGAGATATTCGATCACCTGAAAGTCGCCGCCGGGCACGTCGAGCACGTTGCCGTCCCCGAAGTACACGCCGGGATAGTCCGGGTACCACTGCGGCACGGACCAGCGGGCCGCATCCAGGGCCTTGAGGATGGACATGTCCACTTCGCGGCCGTCCATGTCCACGGGGCGCTCGGAGCGAATGCCCACCACCGGGCCGGTCTGCACGCGCATGGGGGTGTCCGCGATGGTCACGCCGTGGTTGCAGAGCCTGCCGCAGTATGCGCCCAGGTCGTCCGCCCAGATGGTGCCCACCGGGTTGACCTGATCGGCGGCGAGGCTGTTGAGCAGCGCGGCCGTCCGGGTCTGGAAGTCGCTCCAGGTTTCGGTGGCCGGGTCGATGGGGGCGCAGGTGGGGATGAAGATTACCGGGCGCATGTACTGGCCCATGATCTCTTCGGCCTTGGCCTGCATCGCCTCGATGTCCGCCGCAGTCTCCACCGGGTCGGTCACGGTGATGGCCTCCACGGACATGCGCTCCATGACGTGGTCCACGGCCTCGGCCCAGGTGAGTACGCCGTCGAGGGGGAACACGCAGGCGTTCCAGTTCTGGCCGGCGTTCAGCTTGGCCGCCTGCACCTGCGCCTTCAGGGCGCTGTCCGCAGTGCCGAGCACCTCGTCCAGATCCGTGTCGGTGTTCACCGTGACCAGCGCGCCCTCGTTGGTGCCGGCACCGCGCCCCACGTAAAGGAAGAACCGTTCGACATCGGACAATTCTCCCTGCATCAAATTCAGTCTGTTGACCTGTACCTTGCCCAGCATGTGCGGACTCTCCTTTTATCGGTTGCGGATCTCGGAAATGGCCTGCCGGGCCAGTCCGGTGAGAAACGTGTCTTCGTCCCCGAGCCTCGGGCCGAGGAACGGGCGCGCCGGCGTGCGGATCTCCCACGAGCGAGCGCCGCGCTTGCGGTTGGTGCGCATCAGCCGCAGGATCAGCCCGGCCTGCCCGCGCGAAAGGTTTTCGGTGATCCAGCGCAGGGACACGCGCACCAGACGGCAGCCCTTGCCGCGCTTCTTCTTGACGCGCAGCCGGTAGCCCTCGGCCTTCAGGCTCTTGGCCTGCGCTCTGGTGGCGTTGGCCTTGTAGTCGGGCACGCCGTAGACCTTGCGGGCCTTGCCCCGGTTCCACGGCTCCGGAACGCCGCGCTGATGTCGGTCGGCAATTTTCGCGGTCAGGCCGTTTCGCCAGGTGACATCCGCGGCGGAGTTGCCGCGCATGAAAACGGTCATTTCCCGGCTGAGGCCGCGCAGCATCTTGCGCCGCACCCGGCTGTCCTTGCGTGCCTCCATGGGCAGGCCGCGGGTGGTCTTCTGGCTGCGGATGTTGGCCCGGGCATCCTTCTGCACCTGTCTGACCATCCGCTTGACCACGTTGCGGCGCGTGCGACCGGGCATGGAGAGGACCTCCATCTGCTCGAACAGGCGCATGCGTCCGGCGTAGTCGGTGTCCATCCGCAGGGTGGCGTCAGGCATCGGTATCGCCCTCCATGTTCGCCAGCTCCTCGGCCACGTCGATGGGCACGTCAGCCACCCGCCAGCGCCGCCCGTCAAAAGTGATCGGGCCGTCCGCGTAGGGCACCAACTGCAGCGCCTCCTCGAACTCCACGGCCAGCTCCACGTCGGCGGAGCGGTCGTCGTTGGGGGAAATATCCACGTCCGGCTCGGCGAGTCCCTGCCGTTCGCGCTCCGGGTCGTTGTCCTGCAGCCACGCGGTCACGAAGGCGAGCAGGAGGTACGCGTCGTCGGGGTAGCTCTCGATCTGGATCACGCCGTCGTATTTGAAGATGCCGACCTCGATGCCGTGTCCGAGGTCGCGCCCGGTGGGCAGCAGGGTTCCCTGGTCGGCAAAGGAGTGAACGGTGGCGTCCGCTGCGCCGGCATCAAGCAGGGCGGTGGTCAGGGCGCGGAGCTTTTTCATATCAGCTCCACGGTCACCAGCGACTCGCCACGCAATGCGGCCACGGCCTGCTGGGCATACTCAAGGAAGGTGCCTTCGGTCTCTTCGCTCTCGCGGGCCTCGTTGCCGGCAGCGTCGCGGCGGTTGATGGTCGGGAACTGCTGCAGCAGGTAGGCCTTGGCGTAGCTGAACACCGCGCGGCGGTAATGCAGCAGGGGCAAGGGATCCCCGCCGAGCTGCGGCGCGTCCACGGCTTCCAGCGACACGGCGTCCGGGTGCGCGGAACGCCAGCCGACCAGCTGCTCGTTGGCCCAGGCCATGGCGATCTGCAGGCCGTCCACCAGCACGGGCTCCACATAGTCGCGCGGCATGCGGTAGCGCTCCTGAAAATCGGCCACGGCCATGTCCGGCCACCATCCGTCGTTGGAAACGATGGTGGTGGATGTCGCGTTGGATTTGCCGGTAAAGCTCATGCAGGTCCCTTGTGGCTGACCCTTTCGGCCCGGACCTCCGACGGTTCGCCGGGTCGGGCCGAAGGGTCAGCGGCGGTTGTGAGGAGCGTCGTTATTCACCGCCGGCGTCTGTCGCCTTGCGGGCTTCAGCCAGCACGGTCTTGACCGGGGCGCCGAGTTCCAGCGCCGTCTCGAAGCAGACCACGGCGCTTTCGTGCCGCCCGGCGCGCATCTCCAGCAGGCCGGCCAGCCGGTAGTATTTGGCGGCGACCTTGTCGGGCAGGTCCCAGGGCTCGGCCGTGTTCATGCCGTCGATGAAGCCCAGCACGGTGGAAAAATACGGTTCGGGCGTGCCCTGCTCGTTGTAGACCCCTTCGGCCCATTCGAGCACCGCGTCGGCGATGGTCGTGGGCACGTCGCGCCGGAAGCGCTCCGGCATGGGCAGGCCTTCGCGCACGCAGTGCAGGCCCAGGTCCAGCGCCTTCTCGATGTCCCCGGCGTCGAACTGCCAGAGCATCATGTACGGCAGCAGGTCGTGGTGCAGCCCTTCCTCGCGCAGCCGGTCCACGTATCCCTCGTATTGCGGGATGAGGACCTCGCGCTTGCGCTGGATCTTCGTGGACACCGCCTTGATCTCGCTCAGTTTGCGCAGGTCCTCGGAGAGCGAGGCGTCCAGCAGGGCGGTGAGCTGCTTGCCGGCCACGAGGCCGCGTCCGCCGCGTCCCGGTGTCGCAGGCATGGCCGCAGCTTCTGCTTCTGCGCTGAAATTCTTCTGGTAATTTCTCATCAGGCTCATGGTTGCTCCTCATGGGTTGCCCGAGGCGGCGGGGGGTGGCTCCGGTGCCCCCCGCCAATCTCAGGAGGGGATTATTCCCAGGCGGTTCCGTCGGCGCTCGGGAGTTTGACGTTGTCGAACTCCAGCGCGACGAGCTGCTCCGGGGTCTCGACCACGTAGCCTTCGTTGCGGGAGTTGTAGTCCTCCACGCGGTCCTTCTTGGGGGCGTCCTCCACCTTGCGGCGCCAGGAGCCCTCCTGCACGTAGATGGAAAGGTTGCTCAGGGGCGTCACCACCAGACCGCGGCCGGGGAAATTGGAGGGGGTCATCCAGGGCTGGCCGCCCATGAGAGACATGGACTGCGTGGCGAGCACCTTTTCGGAAGGCGTGCCGCCGATGGCCTTGTAAAGCCCGGCGTGCTCCGCGGAGACGAGCTCGTCGCCCACCAGCACCATGAGATTCTTGCGCAGGTACTTGGGGATGCCCTGCAGCAGGTCGGACACGGCGTGGTCCAGGTTGAGGAAGTCGCCGTCCTTGCCGATGCGGATCTCGCCGGGAGCAAGGGCGCCCTGCGTCAGGATGTTCGCGGGCCGCTTCTCGCGCATGTACTGCATCCAGCCCTTGTTCACGTCCTGCAGCAGCGGGTTGGCGGTCAGGTCGGTGGTCGCGGCGGCGGAGACGCCGTGCCAGCCCACGAGCTCGCGGTCGCTGGCGATGCGCTCCTGTACGTAGCGGACGTAGCGCTCGGCGAAGTCCTTGAATTTGGCCCACACGTCCAGCGTGTTGTAGCGGATGTAGACGTCGCTGTTGGTCTGGTGCAGCTCGTAGGTGTGCTTGTCCAGTCCCAGCACGTCGCGCGGGGTGCGCTCCGCGCCGTCCACGGAGGTGTCGATGCGGCCGGAGACCGGTCCGCTGGCACCGGCGAGGACGTTCTCGCCGATCATCTCCGACACGGTGACCACGTTGATCAGCTGCAGAAATTCGGACTTCTCCACGATGGCGTCCTGCAGACGCTGCTCGGCGGAGGGAGTCACGGAAAAGCCTTTGACGACCTTCTCCGAGGGCACTCCGTACCCCTGCGCCAACAGGGAGAAGAGATGTTCGAGCTTGGCTTCGGTGTTCGGGCTCATGGGCATGGGCTGGGTCCTCCTAGACGAGCCCCGCGTCGCCGGCGGGATTGGTGGTTTCCGGAGCGGGGGTGCCGGGGGCTGCTTGTTCGAGGCGCTGGGTCAGCGCGGCGAACTGCGTCTGGAGATTCTCGGTCATCTCCTTCACCTGATCCTGAAGCGCCTTCACGCCGTCGTCCTCGGCGGGCTGTCCGGTAAACTCGGTGCCCGGCGTGCTCTTCTCGGCTTCCGGAGCAGGGGCCGGGACCGGGCCCTTGGCCAGCGCGTCCACCTTGTCTTCCAGCTCCTTGAAGCGCTGATCCTGAGCATCGAGCTTGTCCGTGAGCTGCTTGAACTGTTTTGCGTCCATACTTTCCTCGTTGGAGTTTGCCCCCTGCTCGTCGGGAGCATTGCGGGGAATATTGATACCGAGCCGCTCCATGGCTCTGGTGAACCAGCTGGGCGGTTGATCGTCCGGGGTGAGCGCGTCAGGCGAGTCCAGCTCCACGCCGCAGGCGATGAAGTTGTCCGGGCTCTGTTTGCGCGCGGAGAACATGAGTTCATGGGTGCCGAGGCTGGCGGGCTGGTCGGTGACGGCGAGCCCCACGAGGTAGCACCTGCCGGATTCGGCAAAGTCGGGGGCCAGCTCCATGGAGGTGAAGAGCTTCTGTCCGTGCCGGTGGTATTCCAGCAGGGCCTCGTTGGGCTGCAGCTTCGCGTAGAGGCTGACGATGTCACCGTCCTTCTCGGTCTTGAGCGCGGCGACTTTCCCCATGCTGCCCAGGAAGCGGTAGTGATCCACCCACAGGACCGCGGTATAGGTCTCGGTGTTGTAGGTCTCGGCGGCATCCTCAAGCCAGGACGGCTCGATGCGGCGGCCGTCCATCGTGGGACCGCTCTGGCCTACCTTGACCCAATCGGTGATGTAATTCTTCATGGCGAAACGTTGACCTGCCTGATGATGGTGTTGGTAACGGTCAAACGGTACGCCACGGCTGAAACCGGGAGCAATGAAACGGGTTCCGATTCCTGCAAAATCGGAATCCACGAGGGCGCATACAGCCTTGCGGCAATGTATTGATACGGCATGAGCCAGTATCCACAGGAGATTATTGCGGCCGCAAAGTCTCTCTACCTCAGACGCTACAAGGTGCGAGAGATCGCCGAGACCATGAGCGTGCCCAGGCGCACGGTCTACCAGTGGAAAACCGTCGGCAACTGGGATGACATGCTCGCGCAGGAGTCACTGCTGGATGCGGTGAGCCGGCGCTATACGCTGCTGGCCGAACGCGAGGACAAGACCGCTCTGGAACTCAGGGAGATGGAGCGGCTGTTCAACCACTGGGAGCGCTGCCGCAGGCTGGAGATCAGCGCCAACAGACAGAAGGAGGAATCCGAGGGGCGCGAGAAGGCCCCGCTGGTGGGCGGCCGCAACAAGCGGCCCAGGAAGAAGCGCGGCAAGATCGTCAAGAACGACGTCGCCCACCTCACCGAAGAGGACTTCCGCGAGAAGCTCCACAAGGACTATTTCGAGTATCAGCACGAGCTCAGACGCAACAAGCACCACCGCACGCGCAACATTCTCAAGGCCCGCCAGATCGGGGCCACGTGGTACTTCGCGCAGGAGGCCTTCGAGGACGCCGTCCTCACCGGTGACAACCAGATTTTCCTGTCGGCAACCCGCAGGCAGGCCGACGTCTTCCGCGCCTATATTGTCCAGATAGCCAAGGAAAAGTTCGACATCGAGCTCAAGGGCAAGGACGAGATCGTGCTGAACACGAAGCACGGTCAGGCCACCCTGTACTTCCTATCCAACAACTCCAAGTCGGCCCAGTCCTACCACGGGCACGTCTACATTGATGAATACTTCTGGATCCAGAAGTTCAACGAGCTCTACAAGGTGGCCACCGGCATGGCCGCTCACAAGAAATGGCGGCGCACGCTCTTCTCCACGCCCTCAGCCGTCACGCACGAGGCGTACGACCTCTGGACCGGGGATCGCTTCAACAAACGCTTCAAGAAGAAGCGCAAGGAGTTCCCCGGCTTCGCGCAGATGCAGGAGGGTGTGCTTTGCCCGGACGAGACCTGGCGCAAGATCATTACCCTTGAGGATGCGGAAAAGGGCGGCTGCGACCTGTTCGACATCAAGGGCCTCAAGCTGGAGTACGATCCGGACGAGTTCCGGAACCTGTTCATGTGCGAGTTCGTGGACGACTTGCAGGCCGTCTTCCGGCTCGGCGCGCTGGAGAGCTGTTATGCGGACCCGGAAGACTGGACCGACTTCGCCGCCGAGCTGGACCGTCCGTTCGGGAACATGCCGGTCTGGGGCGGATACGATCCCAGCCGCAACCGCGATGACGCCTCGTTCGTCATTCTCGCGCCGCCGCTGGTGGAGGGCGGCGAGTTCCGCGTGCTGGCCCGTTTCAAGTGGGTGGATAAGTCCTACACGTGGCAGGCCAACCGCATCAAGAAGCTCACGGAACAGTTCAACTTCGTGCATATCGGCATCGACACCACCGGGCCGGGCATCGGGGTGTTTGAGAGCGTGCAGAGCTTTTTCCCGACGGCCATGCCCATCCACTACAGCGTCCAGTCCAAGGCCCAGCTGGTGCTGAAGGCCAAGGACGTCATCGACGGCGGCCGGCTGAAGTGGGACGCCAGCGAAACCGACATCGCCCACGCCTTCCTGACCATCCGGCAGGGCACCACCAGCAACGGCACGATCACCTATTCCGCGGGCAGGACCGAGGCCACCGGCCACGCAGACGTGGCCTGGGCAATCATGCACGCTCTCATGAACGAGCCGCTCAATGCGGCCAACAAGTCGAAGGCGACCGTCGCCTTTGCAGACTAGGAAGGATCACCATGAGCGATGAACTGATATTTTCCTTCGGCGATCCCGAGCCGGTACTGGACGGGATGATCTATGACAGCCTCGGCGTCTGGCTGCTGGACAACGGGCGCTATTACGACACGCCGGTGCCGTTCAAGGGGCTTGCCCGGCTCCTTCGGGCCAACGCCTACCACGGCCCGGCAATCGAGTTCAAAGTCCTGCAGGTCATGCGCGGCTTCAAGAGCTCTCCGGCGCTCTCGCGCAGGGATATGCACGCGGGCGCAACCGACTTCATGGTGTTCGCCAACGCCTACTATCAGATGGTGCGGAACTGGCTGGGCGAAGTGGTCCAGCTGCGGCACCTGCCCGCCATCAACATGCGGCGCATGAAAAAGCCGGACACGTTTTGCATGTTGCAGCTCACCGGCGAGATAACCGAGTTCGAACCGGGCGAGGTCCTGCACCTGCACAACTATGACGTGAGCCAGAGCGTCTACGGCCTGCCGGGTTATCTGGGCGCCATGCAGTCCATGCTGCTCAATGAGGACGCCACGTTGTTCAGGCGCAAGTATTACAAGAACGGGGCGCACATGGGCTACGTCTTTTATGCGGGCGGCAATCTGGACAAGGACGTGCAGGACGAGATCACGGAGCGAATCAAGAGCACCAAGGGCGTCGGCAACTTCCGGTCCATGTTTCTCCATATCCCCAACGGTAAGGAAAAGGACGTGCAGATCCTGCCGGTGGGTGACTTCTCCACCAAGGACGATCTGGAGAAGATAAAGAACCTCTCGCGGGACGACATCATCGCGGCCCACCGGATCCCGCCGGCGATGGCCTGCCTCATCCCTGAGAATAACGGCGGCTTCGGCGACATCACCAAGATCGACGAGGTGTATCAGCGAAACGAGATCCGCCCGGTTCAGGACCTGCTGGCGGAGGGTGTGAACGAGATCCTGCCCGGCCGGGGCAGGGTCCGGTTTGACCCGGAAAATGAAACAAGTCCAATGTGATCGACAAGCGAGGTGATCACCATGGCGTTTCGAGTGCAATGCAAGTGCGGCAGGAAGGCGAGGATCTGCAGCTCAAAAGAAGTGGGCGGAGAGTTGAAACAGGCCTACTGCCAATGCACGGATCCGACCTGCGGACACACCTTTGTCATAAACATCGAGTTTTCCCACACCCTCTCACCCAGCGCGCTGGACTTCCCCGACGACATGCGCCGCCGGATCCGCGAGACTGCGCCTGCGGAGCAGGCGAGTTTGTTTGGACGCGAGGTGACTGGGTGAAAAAAGAGCCCCGGCCACCCAAAGGGAGCCGGGGCTTTCGCTGGAAGACGGAGTAGGCAGGGGCGAGACACCGCCCCTACTGGATCGGTGCTGGCACACCGAACCACGACCGAGGCCGCTACTCCTCCCCCAAAAGGGGTGGGGCAACCTAGCCGCCTCGAAAAGCGTTGTAAAGGTGCAACATGAAGAGCCCACTTTCATGGGTCGGCGGCAAGTCCCGACTGGCCTCTCAGATCATTGACCTTATCCCCGAACACAAACACTACGGAGAAGCCTTCGCAGGAGCTGGCTGGGTCTTCTTTAGGAAGGATCCAAGCCGTTTTGAAAGTCTGAATGACATCAACGGTGATTTGGTCAGCTTCTATCGTGTGCTGCAGAATCATCTTGAGGAGTTCTGCAAGCAGTTCCGGTTTATCCTATCTTCTCGGGAAACTTTTGAAGACTTCAAGGAGCAGATGGAGGTCGGGGGCCTTACGGACATTCAACGCGCTGCGCGATTTTATTACCTGCAGCGCCTTTGCTTTGGAGGTAAGGTTTCCGGCCGGACTTATGGTGTGGACGTAAATGGACTCCCGCGAATCAACCTGATCCGCATGGAGACTGATTTGTCAGAGGTGCATCTACGACTTTCCAGAGTCACGGTGGAAAACCTACCTTGGAAGCAGTACATAAGTCGCTATGACCGTGCGGACACTTTTTTCTATTTGGACCCCCCTTACTATGGGACAGAACATTTTTATGGCAGGGGCTTGTTCTCCAAGGCTGACTTCATCCAGCTGGCTGAAACGTTGGCCTGCATCAAGGGCAAATTCTTGCTATCATTGAATGACTGCCCTGAGGTGCGAGAAATCTTTTCTAGGTTCGAGATGCGCGCCACTTCAGCCAAATACACGGTCGGCGGCGGTAAACGACAAAAGACTGCCGGAGAAGTGTTTATTTTGAACTATTAACAGAAAATCCCCGGCGCTGATGCCGGGGATTTTCTACCGTATTTTTTCTATGATTTTTATAAGGTACTCTTTACCTTCGTCGGTGAGGTGCGTGTCTCTGGTGACGTAACCAGCATCCGCGAGTTCTGAGATAAAGCCAGAATCCAAACCGCGAAGATTAATGCTGATTTCTTCAGCCACTTCGTCTGGCGGCATGAAGGGGTGACAAGTATGCCCAATATAATGGTCAAGGTATTCAAAATTTTTCACTGTCATGGATAATTTTTTCTGTTTTGCAGAAGCAATATCTTTTCTGAGGGATGCAACCTTTTCTTTTAGTTCACGATACTCAAGGGATTTTGAGTTGTTTATTCTTTCAAGCTGCTCTCTTATTTCTCTTTGCAAGTTAGAGTGTTTCAAGGAATCAGAAATTTCTTTAGTCCAAGAGTCAAAATATGTGACAATTTTAGACTCCTCTTCTTGTAAGTGCTTTTCCAATTTTAGTACTTGAGGATCTGACATTATAATGGCTTGTATTTTCTCATATGAGGATGAAAGGTTTGATAGCTTTTCACCGAAGCCACTTTCTATTTTGTTCAATATTTCTGAAGTTTGCTGTGTGAACTTGTATGTGTTGTCATAGAACTTATTACTTGTGTCTGTTGCCTTGAAATAAAAAAGTGCTGCAAGAGATATAGAGAATAGTGCTAGCAAGAGAGAGAAGAGCTGGGAAGTCGAGTTGAAGATCAAAATCTGTTGTGATGAGTTTATAGCAAAAGGAGCCAACTAGGCTTAGAAGCGTGATAGACTGCGCCCATGTAGGGATGTTTATTTTATCTAACACGCTTTTTTTGGTGGGGCATCGGGGTGTCGTTGCGTTTTTATCCATATCTACCTCACAGAAGCTTCGTGATTATCAGAACTGTTATTCAATTGGTCTTGCTGTCAGCTTGGTCCCTCGGTCATCAAAGGAAATATACGACACCATCGAAAAAAGCACCCCGTGTCCCTTGGCGGTCTGCGGCGAGTCGAGGTTTGCGATGGACGCACTGAGCAAGGTTTTGAGGATTTCCACCTGATCGTCTTCCGGTATTTGCGGGGCCAGAGTCTTCATCAGGAAGGTCATAGCCTTGCTGACCGCTTTGCTGTCGGCTATTAGGCTTGGTACGTAATCCACCTCCGCCTCAGTTACCATACCCCCAGCCTCGCTGAACTGGACCCTAACGCCAGGTACTGAATAAACGCGCCAGGTGTTCTTCCTAAAGCCCGCAGGCTTCAGGTCTGACAACAAGGCTTGGGTAAACTCCTTGTAGCCGATTGGGAAGCTAGGGGGCATTTCAGGCCCTTTACCCTGAATGGCTTTTTCAACAGCAGTTTGATCCACGGAGGGTGGGGCATAGGGAACTTCAATTTTATCTGAGTGCCCTTTCGCCACTCCGTTGGTTGCGAATACAACTCCATCCTTCAGCCAATAACCCGCGAAGCCATTGACGAGAACCGCAGTCCCTCCCAAAAGGGGACCGGTTTCCCATGACGTTATGCTGTAACGGTCTTCCCAGGTGGCGCTGATCTTTTCATATCCCGGACGTTCGCCGCTGCACCCTGCAAATGTGAACAGGGCAAGAATGCATATCAGTAGGCACTGGCCTTTATTCATCTCATTTCCCTCCATCGTGTGAACATTCGATATCTACTGATTTGTTGCACGTGGGAAACAGTTATTCGATAATCCCCGGAACAGGTTTCCGGGGAGGGGGTCCCTATCCGCCCAGATGTTTTACTTGCTCTTGATCCAGCCGGATCACGCAGTCATGCAGCCTTTCTCCGAGCAACTTCATGAGATGTCCGCCGCAGGGAACGATGCCGGCCAGAAAGTCCAGCGTGTGGGCAATCTCGGAGAGCGTGTTAAGGGTCTCGTCCAATGAGGAATGGTTATTCATTTCAGCCTCCTATTTCAGGTTTTCGTCCCGCCCAAGGCGCGGATACGTGAAACCGTTGGAGGAATGAAAGAACGTATGAATAAAATGGCTATAGGGGGAGGGGCTACGGAAAACCGTAATTGATGCAACCTGCCCATGTCCTGATACGATTTTTCCAATCTTTACAGACGTTAAAGAACTGGGCAGCAAATGTAATAAATCGGTAATTGAATGTAATCAAAAAAGTAATGGTCAATGAAAACAGTGGGTTGGTTTTTAAGGAAAGTGTAATGAAATGAGTGTAATTGGATTACAGTATTATTACATAAAAATTACAGTATACGAATATTCCACAATTCCTTGTCTGCCGGGCATTTCCTGACGTTCAAGGGGAAGTCATTACGCCAATTACGGTTTTCCGTAGCCCCCTCTGGTTTCCGCAATTCCTTGTCTCGCGTCGCGCATGCGCACGTGCGTGTGCGTAAAAGGACAGGACACAACAAAGCGGCCATCAAGGACGGATCCTCGATGGCCGCTTGGCTGGGGGAGAGCTATCGCTGCACGTGCTGCGTGAGCTCAGGGTGTTGGCGCCACCACTGCCGGCAGGCATCTACATAGGGGCAGCGCCTCACGTTGGCCGCTTTGCGCAGCTCCCCGTGGGCGTGCGGACGTTTCTCCCAGCGAACCTTGCCAAGGCAGTAGCCATCCTGGTGACATTCCAGAATGGCGGCAATGGCTGGATCCGAACATGGTCGAGAAGGCTTGTCGTACATGATTCTACTCTTCCTCGGCCGTCCATTCTCCGCCTTCCTCAAAGGCAACGAACGCCGAGGCATATCTACGATTCATGATCACGGCGTCCACGGTATCCTCCAGAACGCCCTGCACAGGCATGTCTTTCGGGAGCCGTGAGAGTTCGTCCACCATCTCGCCTACCGTTGTGACATTGACTGCCCATGATCCGTTGCTGAACATCTGGAATCTCCTTTTCTAGAATCGGTTGATCCGCTCAAGCCTGTTTCTCCAGGCCGCAGCGTGTGCACCTCTTGTATTCGTGATGACTGTCATGCCCATCAGGCACAAAGTCGTGGTCGCAAACCTCCTGCAGCGCCCGGATCGCATCCCGGCGCTTCTTGACCTCCGCCTCGTGCGAAAGCATCTCCGTCCGTAATCGGTCGATGGTTTCTTTCATGGCTTCTCCATTTGACTACTTGCTGAAAATCCAACAGCGCATGGTCTTGTTGAAGTGCTGGCTGCTGACCGCTCTGCCGGCTTCCACGAATTTGTGGCGCTTGGATTGCGGCAGCAGCTTTTTCAACGTCTTCATGTCCGGCAGCTCTTGGCCATGCTTCTGGCAGAGCTCGCGGTACTGGCTTAGGTTGACGGCGATGATGCCGGGATCGGACGAGTGGTCCAGAAAGTTGTCCACCTTGGTCTCGTGCTGGCTGTTCAAATAGTGGAAGGATTCCCAGAACTGCTCCACCAGCGGATGGTCTGCGGAAAGGCGCTGTTCGCGCTTGCGGGCGCGTTCAAGAATATAGATGGCCAGCTTGTCCTGCCGCTCCTGATCCATGCTCGGGAACAGCACGGCCAGCGCTGCGCCGCATGCGGCAATCTGCGCATGGTTCTTCACCACGCGCTCGTTGCGGATGTCGCTCTGAGCGAACCACTCTTCATAGCGATGGAACGCCTCTTCATACACGGAGAGGATCTCGCGCTCCTTCTGCAGGGCCTTGCGCAAAAAGCCACCCACGGACTGCGAGGTCTGGCGCTCGAACCAACGGGCCACCTCGCGGCTGTCCGGCGTGTGGTGGCGCTTGTCCACGTGGAAATGAACGATGCGCTGTAGGAGTGCTTCGGAGCCGTCCACCTCGGCGTTCTGACTGATGACCAGAGCGGCCTGAAAAAGGTTTTCCTCCACGTCGTTGTTCCGCCTGGCCACACCGAGCGTCCCTGTGCCGCGGCCGTTGAAAAACGGTTTGCACTCGTCAAAGTTGAACTGCCGGGCCTTTGCGTCCTTCTCGCCCGAGTCGCGGTCGGATTCGATCAACACGATGGGCAGGTTGGAAAGCTGGCTGAAGGCGCGCCGGCGTCCAGCGATGGTGGACTTCATGATGTCGAACCCTTCGTAGTCGTCGCGGCCGCAGAGCTTCCAGCAGAACTCCAGGGCGGTGGACTTGCCCGCCCCCGGCTCCCCGGTGAACTCGCAGAAGGGGAACGTCTTGTGCTTGGTGCGGATCTGCTGCACGAACAGGCTGCCGAGCCAGAAGGCCAGCAGGCCGAGCCCCTGCCAGTGAAAAGCCTTGAAATAGTCGTCCAGCCAGTCCGGGTGGAAATCGCCGTCGGTGTTGATGGCCACGCCGTTCAGGTTGGTCTTGATGCCCACGTTGCCTATGCGGAAATAGCCGTCCCGGTTCAGCCGTATCTCGCGGCCTCCGTTGTATGCGGCCTGTTGGTAGACGTATGTCTTGGTGTCGCGGTCATAGCCCACGAACGGCACTGACTGGACCGTCTTCATTTTCCGGTTCAGCCAGTTGTCACGCAGGATTTTGAGCTGCCGGACGTCGCCGTCGAAGGTGCCCCCGCTGGAGCGGTTTAGCAGCGACTTGTGGAAGGCGTCCGGACTGGTGATGTTAGTGCCCTCCAGCCCGATGATGTCAGGCGCGTTGCCGTTGGCGTATTCGATCTGAAAGACATAGCGCTGTTCATCCATGATCGGATCCCGCTCCATGTAGAGGAAGCGGGGATTCACGTTGCTGATCTGATCCACGTCCACATAGCGCAGAAAGATTCCCCAGCCTTGCGGGGAGTCCAGTTCGATCGGTTCCTGGTCGGGTTCTCCGTCGTCCTTTTTTGATGGGGTCAGCTCGTGATGCAGTCCGGCGGTGTCCACGGTCACGGAGTAAAGCGCGGACTTGAAGTCGAGGATGAATTTGCGCAGCTGATGCCGGTTGTAAAAGTGGAAGGCCTTTTCCTCCACGTTTTCCGCCATGAACAGCTTGCCGTGATAGAGGCGCTCGCGGAGGAATTCGCGGGTGAGCTTGTGTTCGCGGTGGTAGTCGTCCAGGTCCTTGTCGTTGTTCGGCAGGATCAGAACCTCGAACTTCTCGCCCATCTCCTTGAGCCGGCGCGCATGTTTTCGGGTGTCGCGCCGCCCGGCTTCGTCGCCGTCCAGCGCAAGGACCCACGTGATGTCTTGTCCTTTGTGCTCTTCGATGAGCTGCGCCGGGAAGTTTACGCACGAAAGGCAGGCCGCGGCCTTGATATCCAGATGGTGCAGGGCGATGGCGTGAAAGCAGCCTTCCACCAGATAGCAGTGGTCGCCTTTCTCCAGTGCGAATCCGGGCGGCGTCCACGCCATGCCTTTGTACTTGCCCTCAAAGTTGGCCTTGCGGCCGTCGCGGGGACGGCGGTCAATGAACCGCTCCCAGTAGATGCCCTGCTCCCGGTCCAGATAGAACCGCACGGTGGGGGCGAACTGGTTGGTCCTCGGGAACTGGTAGGCTCCCTGCTCGTACCAGCCTCGAATCTTGGAGAGGTCGAATCCCCGGTCCATGGCGAGGTAGGCGGAGGCTGTCGCGTTGCGATCCTGCTCGGTCGGCGGGTAGCGCCGCGAGAAGTCCTCGAACAGCTTGGGAAGAATCTCCCGCGTGGTTGCCGACCATCCGCACTTGTTGAGCCGGCCGCAGTGCAGCTTCCAGGGCCGCTCCTTGCTCACGTAGAGTTCCTTCTTGCCGCAGCTGGGGCATACGCCCTTGCGCAGGTAATCCCCCTGATCCTGAAACTGGAAGGAGGATTCCTGCATCAAGGCCTGAACTACTTCAGCTGCGCCGATGTCGGGACGATGATTGGTCATGGATTAACCTTGCTGGGTTGCGGCTGAAAAGATCGGGTCACCCTGCGGCGTGAAGTCCGGCACGTCGTCGGGATCCGGCAGCTTCAGCTCACGGCGGACGAATGCTTCCGCCCGGGCATCCAGCACGATGACCCGCTTGCGGTGCCCACCAATCCCGGGATGCGGAGCGGTCAGGGGAAGCCGGTTCACAAAGGCGTGCAGGGCGGAGACTCTGGTAAACCGCGCCTCGTCTCGGAACTTGGGAAAGAGATTGCAAAGAGCCAACTCTCTGCGCCCGGCGTTCAGCCCCAGTTGCAGCAGCTCGGCCAGCCGTTCCTTGCGCGCATTGCGTTTGAGCTCGTGCTTGTTCATTCCGAGGCCCTCCCGATGTTGTCGCGTTCCCATGCCCTGAGCGTGCCGAGCATGTCGGCGCCATGGTCCAGCACGTCGTTGAGCTCACGGATGATGCGCCGCACTTCCTTGGGCTCCAGCTTGCCGTCCTCGATCGCGCACTGCGCTTCCTTGCCCACGTCGGAGACTTCCCCGAACAGTTTGCCGATCTGCTGGATCAGCTTTGCGCAGTTGATGTCCTGCGGGACCGTGGCCATTCCTGCGTGCATGGCCTGAACCTGCAGCCACTGAATAATGATCGTGTTGCCAAGCACGCCGCAGAGTATCGGCAGTTGCTCGTAAGAGGGGTAGTAGCGGTCAACGGAGAAAATCCTGCGGGCCTGTCCGCCGTCCCAGCCCATCTCCTTGGCGATCTCGCCGACGCCTTTGCCGGACTTCTGGGCTGCGAGCTTGAAGGCGTCGATGGCATCGAGCCTGAGCAGTCCCGGTATTTCGTTGTCGTGCTGTCCCATAGTTGTGCTCCTCTGGTTTGTTCACACGGGTAGAGCGGCGGTTATCGGCTTGATAAGGTGCGCTGAAAAAGATCAGGGCGCAGTTTCTCAAGAGGGATTCCCAGCCGTGCATGGTATCGGGCTGCAGCCGATTCGGGGACTATCTCGGCGTGACAGTGCTTCCAGACTGTCGCCCGATCGTAGTCCACAAGGCGAGACAGCTCCGCGTAACCAAGCCCTTTCCTTTGCCTGTGAATCTCAAGTGCGTTTTCTTCCATGAGGCAATTGTTGCCGTAAGGCAACGAAACTGTCAAGCGAAGTGTATGTGTAAGGCAGCGGAAGGGGTTTTATGCCGGAAACCATGGACAGCATTCGAATCAATGAAAGAGCGTGGACCCTCATCTTAGACCGCATGCAGAAGATGATGGAGGACGGCGTCTCGCAAGCGACAATTGCCCGTCAAATAGGCTGTGACCGTGCAACGGTAAACCGCTGGATACTCAATCGGCGCGGGGGCTACAGGACCACATTCAAGGACATGGTCAGGGTTCTGGACCGGTTGCGGATTCCTCTCAAGGATGTCTTCGGTGTTGATGAAGAGCTTTTATCCCCGTCCCCGGATTTTTTGCCAACGGGTTTTGATCAGGCCGTGTCGGAAGTAATCCATAATGTGGCCAAGGCGGTGGGAAAGAATGTGGTAGATATCGCGCGTGATTTGGAGGGATTGGAGCCAAGTGACGTCAAGATGATGCTCAAAGGTAAAGCTCCTATGCGCGTGAGCGATTTCCATGGAATTTGCCGGGTAGTCGGTGTTTCCCCCAGTGTGGTTCTGGATCGCGCGTCCGGGCTTTCCGAATCAGAATAAGGACTTCAATCGCAAATAAAATACATTCGATTGACAGAAATGTTGCCGCTCGGCAACAAAAGCCCCTCGCATTTTTTGGGGGGGGGCAAATGGAGCGTTGGTTAAAAATGGGAACAGCTTGCAAAAAGGCGAACGTCTGTCGAGATACCATGAGACGATGGTGTGTCGATGGCTTGGTCGTTGCCAAGCAGGTCCCGGCCGGAAAACGGTTCGACTGGCGTATCCGAGAAGACTCCCTCCCCATCTATTCCGAATCGGCCTTCGACGCGAAGGTGGCCTCTCTGATTCATACCGCTGGCCTTTGAGGGCATCATGGGCCTGAGCCGCAAACCGTTCAAGGTCTCCGGCAAGACGTCGTGGTTTTATAAGATCGACGGCCGCCGCTTATCCCTCAAGACCAAAAGCTACTCCGAAGCTCTCAAGCTGTTGGCCAGCATCCGCAAGGCGTACAACGAGGGGAAGCTCTCAAGAATCTCGGGGCATAGCTCCAAGACGCTCGGCGGCTTTCGGGATGAATATCTGGAATGGGCGTATGAAGTGCAGCCAGAAAAGACCTTCAAGGCAAACCGGCTGGCACTGAAGAAGGTGATCCAGATCGAAGGCAGCCACGTCCGGCTGGATCGACTGACCATGAAAACCATGGACGAGCTCAAGCGCGTCCACCGGCACCTGAAACCTTGCACGGTGAACAACTACCTGCGGCACGCAAAGGCGGTGCTGAACAAGGCCGTGGAGTGGGGCTATCTCCAGAAGAATCCTTTCAGAGGAGCCAAGGAGTTGCCCAAGGCAAAAGCTGCGGCGAACTACCTGACGCAAAAACAGCTCACAGGATTTCTGGCCAGCGTAGAGGACGTGGATCTGCGTCGGCTAATTGCGGCGTACTTGGCCACCGGGCGCCGCCGCGCGGAGTTGTTTCGGCTCCGCTGGGGAGATATCCGGTGGGACGAAAACCGCTATTTCGTGGCAAGAGAAAAGCGCCACCTCTGCCGCTTCTATCCCATGAGCTCGGCTTTCAAAGCGGTTCTGGAGTCCATGCCCAGAGAGCGAGGACGGATCTTTTCCAAGTGGTCGCACCCGGACACGTTCACCCACAAGGTCAAAGAGGCTTTGCGCGCAGCAGGCCTCGGCAACCTTCGTCTGCACGACCTGCGGCACTCTTTCGCCGTGGTCTACCTCGAAACCGGCGGGGACATGAAAAGCCTTCAGGCTCTCCTCGGCCACAGCGAGTTCCGCATGACAGCCGACACCTATGCTCACGTAGCCGACGAAGAGCTCCACAAGGCCGTCAACCTGGTCAAGCTCGGCCCGGTGGATCTTCTTTTAAACAAAAAGAAGGCTCCCGAGAACTAGGTGCTCTGAAGCCTTGATTGCTTTAGCCTCGTGCCTCTCTTCCAGGCTCGTCTTCAGGAACCCGAAAACGCCAATACTTATCAGGCCGAACCCATACTACTGTTGTATCTGTGGCTGCTTTAAACGCAGAGAGTAATGAGCGTGCAATCGCTAGGTTCCCATCTGCATTTTCTTTAAGCAAGTTATCCGCGTTAGCTCGAACTAAATAATCAACGACATCTTCCTGGTAAAGACATCCTTCGGCCTCTAATTGGTTGACCATCCAGTTTGCGGCATCTTTAGTCTTCATCTTTTTGCCTAGCTAGTTCGAGAGAATTTTCTGGAAATCCACCTTGTTCCAGTTTTTTTCCTGCGAACCACTGGCATATATAAGATTTGCTATAACCGCCTGGAATGGAATTAACGGTCATCTCTGGGCCACCTGACTTAAGTGTAACAATGTCACCCACTGAATACTTTGGTTCTGCCAT